GGCCTGCAGCCAGGACACTGATGGCCGCTCGAGTGAGCCTGAGCTGATATTTGCGGCCTTCCCGCCAAACTCTGCCACTCACCCCCAACGTGTCAAAGGCCAGGGTATCTCTGAGCACCGGCCGATTGCGTAGCAGCTGCCTCATCTTGGCGCGGGTGGCTACTTGCTGAGCGGTATCAAGTGAGGCGCTCAGGTTGTTGATCAGGCTATCAAGGTGGGTGCTCTCAGCCTGCAGGTAGATGGTATCACGGCGCAACACAAACACCTTTTTGATCTTCACCTCAGGCACCTGATAGGGGGTGGCCAGGGGGATGGTATCAACGGTGAAGAGGCCCGGGTGATCGGCCGCAAAAGAGGCCAGCTGGCTGGCATCAGCCGCGGCCTGAGCGGCGGGTGTTTTCGGGGCGCTCAAAGAGTGTACGGCCTGGCAGCTCGAGCTGAGCAGGGCCATCAGCATGCAGCTGAGAAGTAGCAGGTATCTCATTTTTGATTTTCTTTCTGAAGTTTCATGTAGCCCTTGATCTCAGCCACATCAACTGCCACCGCCGTGATGGTGGTGAGCACTGATCTTTGATCCAATGCCTGAGCATCAAGGCGGCGGTTGATCAGGGCCTTCTCTTTGTCTGAGGTGTTGATGTGCGTATCTATATCCGTTTCTATTTTCGTAACCCTGTGCTCGATGCCGATGGTGTAGGCAAAGGCCCACCCATTGAGGGCCATCAGCACGGTGATCAGCAAGCCGATCAGCCAGGTGAGCCAGGGGGGCAAGGCGGTGCCAGGGGCGGGGCTTGCGGGTGAATTATTGCCCACTTATGCCCGGGCCGCGGTGGCAGGTTTAGCAGCGGGCTTCAGCGTGGGCTTGCTCATCTTGGCAGGGACTGCCACAGGCTTTGAGGGAAGGGCATCACAGATGGTGAGCTCAATCTTCTCAGAGCCTGAGGCCGCGGCCTGCAGCTTGTTGATGAGGGCCTGATAGGCTTGGCGGCTGTTGCCCACAAAATCAGGGGCCTGGCTTATGCCCAGCAAAATGCAGCCTTCTGTATCTTCAGCGGTGTTGCCTGCATGAATCCGCACCCCTTCAAAACCAGGGACTTTGAGCAGGAGCGGCATCACTTTCTTGAAACGGTTGCTGAAGGTGAAGATCACCGCATAGCAGCCCGCGGGGATGGCCGTTTTGCCATACACTTTGGCTGATCCTGCAGGCCTCACAACGTCCTCAAGAGTGTAGCACTCAAATTGGCCATTGATTGCAAGTGTTCCAACGGTGCTCTTTTGAGAAGAGGCTTGGCGCTGCAGGATCAGTTTCATACAAAGTATAGTATTGGTAGATAAAGGGATTGGGTAGGCTAGTGGCAGCCTATTTGGCTACTTCCTGCAGCTCTTTGGCATCAGCCTCAAGCGTGGTGTATTTGGATCCTTTGGGGGTGAGGCGCTTGGCGTGATCCTCATTAAAAGTGTGATTGCCATCCGGCAAGATGTGCACTTTTTTAAGTTCGGGCACCGCGGCGAAAGTTTCCGAAATGCCAGCTTTATTGTTGATTTTCATGATGTTGCGGCACCGCCGGCGGTGAGGCCTGGCTTCGTCGATTAAATATGAATATTGGGGGAATGAGGCCAGGTGCTCAGGGCCTGGCTGCAGGGCCTACTGCAGCCAGGCCGGTGGCAGCTTAGACGGTGTACAAAACGGCCTCTTCGGTGAAGCCAATTTGAGCATCAGCCTTGCACAGCATTTTGATGAAGTACAGCTCAGAATTTGCCTGCAGCTTGGCCAGTTGCACGGTGGCATCTTCGGTGCTGTTCATGCCTACCCACAGATTCGAGCTCAGATCAGCCGAGCCCTTCACCACTAGAATGGTGTTATCAGGCATGCCTGCAATCGGAACAACCGTGCGGCCTGCAAAGCGCATGAGGCCCGCCTGAGTGCCATCAACCCCCTTGAAGGTGCCAGTACGCTGAGCCTCTTCCCAGATCTGAGCCGTGCGATAGCTCACAAAGAACTTCAGGCTCAGATCATACAGGATGCCCGGGGCTACCACACTCAGGCAGCTCTGAAAAGCAGCACCGATGTTGGCGGTGGTGAGGGCTACAGGCGAGGGGGCAAGCACGGTTTTAACGTCTGCCTTTGCCTTGGTGATGAAGCCATCAAAATACTTGAAGGGGGCCGCAATGGCACCCACTGCCACACTCTTGCTGCTCTGCATCAGAGCCTTGCCGAGAAAGTTATTATGAGCCTTCAGCACCTCCTGAATCATCACGCTCTCAGCCGTAACCGGCAAGCGCGTATCAATCAGGTTTTTGTTGAGCTGAGCAGCAAACCAATGATCTTCAAAATCACGCGGGTTGAATTCCACATAGATCATGTAATCTTCTGGCTCGAGCAGCCGACCATCAACCTTCAGAGCCCCGGCTGATACAGGGGTTGGCAGCCGATCCTGAATCAGATTCTCAACGGCCAGGCGGGGAATGGTGTACTTTTTTTTGATGCCATCTTTTACATAGGCATGCCCACCTTGCACAATCTCATTGCCAGTCATGGCCTTCACAATGAAATTGCTGGCAGCTTCGCCAGCGTAGGTGGTATCAGAAATTACGAGAGCATTAGCCATCTTATTTGATGATTAAAAAGGGGTTGATTGATTGAATTGAGATGAATTGAGGCGGCTTATTGGGCGTTATTGGCGCGGATCTCAGCCATCACCCCGCCTGCAGTGAGGGGCATGCGAACCTCAGCCCCGGTGGCACCGTTGGCATCAGCCGTGATCTGCTCAGTGAGGGTCTGCTTGCGGGCGGGCATTGCTGCCAGGGCCGCGGTGGCGTTGATGATATCCGCTTTGGCCAGGGCCTCAAAGGCTCCTTTTTGGCTGGCCAGAATGCGGCCCTCAGTGATGGCCGTGGCTACTACCTGCAGGGCGGTGGCCTCAGTGGCTGCAGCCGCGGCCTGAGTGTTGCTCAGCTCGAGAGCCGCAAGGGCCTGCTCAGCCGTTTCTTTCTCGAGAGTGGCAGCCGCAATGGCAGCCTCAGCCGTGCTGAGCTTCTCTTTGAGCTCATCCCGCTCAGTGAAGGCGGCTGATACGGCATTGATAAAGGTGGCATCATCAGCCTCAGCTGTGATGCTGGCCAGCCCCGCGGCTGCCATAATCGGCATCAGTAAATTTTTCATTGATTGGGTTGGTGAAGGCAATAGGGTGGCGTAGTAGGTGGCCAGGCTGGCAGTGTATTCAGCCAGGCAGCCCGCGGCCTCTGAGAGCTCGAGCGAGGGGGTGAGGGCAGCCTTGCCCTGATCGGTGATGTGGGTGGCAAAACCCAGCTCAAGGGCCTGCTCAGCACTCAGCCAGGTGGTAGCCTGCATCATCTGCTTGATCTGCTCAAGCGGCTGGCCAGTGGCATTGGCATACAGGGTGGCCATGCTATCATTTAGGTGGCCTTGCTGATCAATGGCAAGCTGCAGATCTGCAATGCCACCATAGGCGGGGCTTGAGCAGTTATGGATCATGAGCTTGGCATGAGCGGCCATGCTTCTTTTGCGGCCTGCCATAAAAATCACTGAGGCACTGCTTGCGGCTATGCCATCATTGGCCGTATCAATCTTGAGGGCACTGGCCTTGATGTAGGCATACATGCTCTGTGCCTCAATCCAGCTGCCCCCGCCTGAGTTGATGCGAATCAGGGCACTCTTTTCACCTGAGGCCTCAGCCCCCTGCAGCATGCTTTTGAAGATAGCGGCATCAATGCTCTGATAGTTATTGGCCTCAGCAGGGGCACCGATAGAGGCATAGATCTGCAGGGTAGGAATAGACATATTTGGAGCCTTTGCGCGTGTTGATGCAGCCCAAACCTACCCACCTCAGAGAGATTGTATTTTTATCAGTGGGCACTAGCCCCTTTTTATGCCGCCAATAACGGCTATTTAATCGGTGAATAGTTCCAAATAAATGGCCCTCAGAGGCTGTGTGTGTAGCTTTCTGCTCCTGATACATTCACTCACAGCCCGCCTGCAGGTAGCAATCTGCCTCAGGTGGGCCTCAGGGGTGTTTTTGCACTATGGCCACACAGAAGCCCTCTGATAAACCCGCTAAAAAGAAGGCCCCCAAAAAGGAGCCCGCGGCTGAATCCTATTTATCAGATGAGGCCCCTGCTCAGGCAGGGGCTGAGGGTGCTGATGAGGCCTTTGATGAGGCCGCTCAGGAGCGGTATGAGGCCAGGCAGGCATACAAGCTCAAGCATGCCGCAACACCCCTGCCCCTGAGCCCCGAAAAGGAGCCCCGCGAAGATGTGAAGCGCAACAGAGCGGTGATCAGGCGGGTGATGCTTGATTTTATTCAGAATGAGCGGCGGGCTGCCACCAAGCAAGAGATCTGTGCAGCCACCGGCCTGAGTGAAAAGACGGTAAAAGGGCACCTCAAGCATATCCGGCTTGGTGATGGCCAGGCCAACATATATCAGGCCCTCACTCATGATGTGATCATGAGCATCTTTAAGAAGGCCAAAGGCTTCAGCATCTCGAGTGAGAAGCTCATCACGGTGGCTCAGGGGCAATTTCAGCCCGCTCAGGTGGAACGCCACAGCCTGCAGCTGTATCATGCGCCTGACACTTCAGCGGCCAAGCTATTCATGCAGCTAGTTGAGGGCTTCTCTGAAAAGAGCTTGACTGAGCACAGCGGTGAAGTGAAGGGCTCAGGCCCGGGCATGGTGTTCAATTACATAGTGCCTCAGCCCCCTGAAGATGCTGAGAACTAAACAGAAGCAAGCAGCCCCGGCCGCGGCTCAGCCCGCGGCTGCCATCACCTTTGCCCCTTCATGGAAGCAGCATCTTGCCTGGCAGGCCCTAGAAGATCAGAGCACTGAAGAGGTGGTATATGGTGGCGCGGCGGGCGGTGGCAAGAGCTGGCTTGGTTGCGCGTGGAAGGTGCACAGGCGGCTCAGATACCCTGGCAGCCGCGGCATCACTTGCCGAACCAGGCTCAATGATATCAAAGAGAGCACCCTGATCACCTTCCTTGAGGTGCTCACTGTTTGGGGCCTCAAGGCGGGCGTTGATTACAGCTACAACGGGCAAGATCACTACATTCAGTTTAAGAATGGCAGCCGGGAAGTATTCAAAGATCTGGCCTACAGGCCCACTGATCGGGACTACCAACGGCTTGGCTCGAGTGAGTACACTGATGCATGGATTGAAGAGGCCGGTGATGGCCTGCCTCAGAAGGCGGCTGAGATCCTGAAGAGTAGAATCAGATGGAAGCTGCATGAGTTTGGCCTGTGCCCTACCATTCTCATCACCTGCAATCCTGGCTACCATTGGGTAAGGGGCAAATACTTCTTTGATGATGATGATAAGCCGGTGAAGCTCCTGGCTGATCAGCAGGTGATCAAGGCCCTTGTAACCGATAACCCCAACAAGGATTTTGTGAGAAGCTACAAGCGCAGCCTTGAGCGGCTCAATGATTATGATCGGCAGCGGCTCCTGCTTGGTGATTGGAATGCAGTTGAGCGCACAGGCGGCGAATTCTACCCCTCATTCAGCACTGAGCAGCACAGCCGTGATCTGAGTGAGCGGTATGATCCTGGCCACCCCTTGCACATCACCCTTGACTTCAATACGGCCCCCTACATGACCCTCAATGTGTGGCAGTTCTACGGCACTGAATGCCTGCAGCTGGCTGAGTTCACCCCGGGCTCACCTGAGAACAATACACACGCCGTATGCAGGCTCTTTTTGGCCAGCTTCTATGGCCAGCATGAGGCTGAGGTGTTGGTGTATGGTGATCCGGCGGGCAAGCATGCTGATACGCGGAATGAGAAGGGGCACAATGATTTTACCATTGTGATGGCCGCTCTCTCTGAGCGGTTCAATCAGCTCACCAAGCGGGTGAGCCTGGCTGCCCCCTCAGTGAGCATGCGAGGCAGTTGGATCAATGCCATCTTCCGGCATCAGGAGGGGGGGCTGAGCATCCTGATTGATCCGCGGTGCCGGAATACCCTGCAGGACTATCAGAAGGTAAAGAAGGCGGCTGATGGCACCAAGGAAAAGAAGCGGGTGAAGGATCCTGATACTGATGTGAGTTATGAGCCCTATGGCCACACATCTGATGCCAATGAGTACCTCTTGTGTAAAGCCTTCTCAATTGAATTCAAGGCCTACAGCAAGCCCAAAAAGAAGGCCCCTGCAGGCGCGGGCATTGAGAGCCTGAGCGTACCTGAGGCCGCGGCCATTGCCCGGGCTGCAGTGGCCAGCCGGGGCACTCGAGCCCCAAAATCTAAGACTGCCAAACGCTACTAAACCCGAAACCCTATGAGCTTTTTGATACGGCCCGACTATGAGGCTCAGATCAAGCAGGATCTGCTTGATGTTATTCTGCAGGGCAATGATCACATCAGGCTCAGTGCTGAGCGGGCTGCCCTGGCTGAGATGCAGAGTTACCTCAGGGGCAAATACGACCTCACCAAGATCTTCATCTCAGTGCTCGAGTGGCAGGCGGGCAAGCAGTTCAATGCTGGCCAGGCGGTGTGGCACCAGGCCGCGGCTGCAGTGCCAACGGCCCCGGTGGTGATCATTCGCGGGGTGCCTCAGATCACTGAGGCCCCGGTGTTGATTTACGTGGCCAGCCAGGCGGCTACTGGCACGGTGCCTGGCACTGAGCAGGCCATCTGGCTGCTCTCTGATCCGCGGCCCCCGCTCCTGATTACCTACCTGATTGATCTCACCTTGTACCTGCTACACTCTGGCCAGAATCCGCGGGGCATCCCTCAATTGCGGGCTGATCGCTATGAGCAGGCCCTTGAGTGGCTGAATATGTGCCGCACCGGCAAGATCAGCCCCGGCCTGCCCCTGGCACCGGCCATCCTGCCTGATGGCTCAGAAGATCCTGAGAGCCTACGGCCCCGCTTCTCATCCCTTCCCAAACTCAGAAACGCCTATTAAGCTCATGCCTAATTTTTTCAATTTCATAGCCAATCCCTTCAAGTGGGCAGGCTCGAGCACAACGGAAAAGGGCAGCAAGGCCCCCCGGCAAAGCGTGATGGCCAACAGCATGGCCGTGCAAGTGCACCGGCTGAGGCAAGATGTGGGCAAGTGGCGTGATTCGCTTGAGCGGGCTGAGAATGTGTATTATCCCGATCGCACTCAGCTGCTCAACATCTATGCTGATCTTGCCCTTGATCTGCATCTGAGCTCAGTGCTCGAGAAGCGCAAGATCAACGTGCTGAGCAAGGCCTTCAAGGTGGTGAAGGCAGGCCAGGAAGATGAGCAGCTCACCCGCCTGCTCAAAAAGCCATGGCTCAGGGAATTCATGAGCCTGGCACTCGAGAGCATCACCTATGGCCACAGCCTCATTGAGTTTGGCCAGCTGCAGGCCGATGGCCTGTTCAAAAGTGTTGAGCTTGTGCCCCGCCAATACGTGAGCCCTGAGCTGGGCATAGTGCGAAGCATGCCAGGCATGATCACCGGCATTGAGTACCGTGATAATCCTTTGTATAGCGGCTGGCTCATTGAGGTGGGCAAGCCTTCTGATCTTGGCTTGCTCAACAAGGCAGCCCCAATGGTGCTCTGGAAGAAAAACGTGCTTTCAGCGTGGGCTGATTTTACGGAGATCTTTGGCATGCCTTACCGCTCAGTGAGCACCGATGCCACCGGGGCCGATCTTGAAGACATTGAGGGGGCCCTTGCGGGCATGGGACAGGCAGCGTATGGCATCTTTCCTGAAGATACCAAAATTGAATTTATTGCCTCAGGCACTAGCAATGAGCGGCTCTATGATACCTTCATTGAGCGGGCCAATAGCGAGATCAGCAAGCTGATACTAGGGCAAACTATGACCACTGATGCAGGCTCGAGCCGTGCTCAGGGGGAAGTACATGAGCGGGTAGCAGCCAGCTACACCACAGCTGATGCTGAGATGCTGCTTGGCATTCTCAATGAGCAGCTCTTGCCCTTCCTGATTCAGCACGGCTATGATCTGAAGGGCTGTGAGCTCGAGTGGGATGAGGCCGAATCATTGGGCAAAAAGGAGCAGTTTCTGATTGTGCAAGGGGTGATGCAAAACTCCGGCTATAAGGTGAGCAAGGCCTACCTGCAGGCCACTTTTGGGGTAGAATTTGAGGAAGCTGAGGAAGCTGAAGCCCCTGGCCAGGCCACTGAGGCGCGGCCTATTTTGGGCTACCACATTGAGGCGGGCATTGCCAGCCGCAATGAGGCCCGGGCTCAGCTCTTGCTGCCTGAGGAAGATGAGAGTGAGGCCACCGCACAGCGCAAGCTCAAGGCTCAGCTCAGCATCATGCAGGCGGCTACTTCAGCGGGCCTGCCAGTGGCTGCAGCCCTCAAGCTGAGCGGGCTCAAGCTCGAGCTGCCAGCTGAGCCAGCACCTGAGCAGGAGGGGGCAGCCGCGGCTGAGCTGCCAAAAAAGTAGGCGGCTCACAGGTGGCCTCTGAGCTGCCTGTGAGCCCTACGGCCCGGGTGATGGCCTTCTATCATGATCATGCCTCAGCTCAGTGCTGTGGGCTCGAGCTGCAGCACGTAGCAGCCGCGGCCATCCCTGATGATGAGCTCACCACGCTCATCAACCGGCTGGCTCAGGTGATCTATGCTGGCCAGGGGGCAGGGGGTGAGCTCCTGCTTGATCTGCCCTTGTATGAGCTCATCAACAAGCAGCTGCAGGCGGGCCTTGATATTGCCTTTGATTCCCCTGATAAGCGGCTCAAGCAGTTCCTGAGCCGCAATATTCAGAAGTTCTCAGGCTTCAAGAGCCATCAGGTATGCCAGGCCATCACTGAGAAGCTCACTGATGCTGAGGGCAAGATCAGGCCCTTCAAGGACTTCAAAGCGGATGCCCTTGAGCTCAATGCTTTATACAACAAGCATTATCTTGAAACGGAATACAATCAGGCAGTAGCCTCAGCTCAGATGGCCTCAAAGTGGAGCCAGTTTGAAGATGATGCCCTGCTCAAGTTTGTTACCGTGGGTGATGATCTAGTACGGAATGATCACAAAAAACTTGATGGCATCACCCTGCCCCGCTCTGATGATTTTTGGCTCAGATACTACCCCCCGCTCGAGTGGAACTGCAGATGCACGGTGTATGAGGTGGGCCCTGATGAGGTGCACAGCACGGCTGAGCAGCTGCAGGGCCTGCCTGATATTGATGGCCTGTTTGCCAATAATGTAGGCCTCTCAGGGGAGCTCTTCAGCCCTGCTCATCCTTACTTTGATGTGAGTGAGCAGGTGGCCAAAAAGATCAGCCAGCAGCTGAGCCTTGATCTGTAAACTTCACTTATAAGGTAAGTACATGGCACAGCAATCAGCCGCCTTCAAGCAGTTTCAACTTGCCTGCAAGGCCTATGTGAAAACGGTGCCCCGCCTGCTTGGCAGGGCAGCCCTGGCTCATGTGGGTGATAACTTCAGGCGGGGCTCTTTTGAGGAAGAATCAGGCAGGGTGGTGCCGTGGGCCCCGCGGGCGCGGCCCGATATGAAAAAGGGCCGCAAGGGCAAAGATGGCAAGCGGGGCAAGGCCAAAATCAACCCGCGGCAAAGAGCCCTCTTGGTCGAAACAGGCAGGCTCAGGCGTTCCATCCGAGTGGTGAGCACCGATGCCCGCTCTGCCACCATTGGCACTGATGTGCCCTATGCTGAGGCCCTGCAGGAAGGCAACAAGAAGATGCCAGCCAGGCCCTTCATGGTAGCGGGCAAGAGCCTGGCCACTGTGGTGAGAAAACAGGTGATGAGTGATATCAAAAAGCTCCTTAAAAAGTGAGCAAAAGGCGGGTAGATTCACCCGACTTCTCAAATAAGGTGCCCTGAGCAGGCCTGTGGGCTTTTTCGGGTGCTGTAATTTTACCTCAAAAATGAGAAACAACGTATTTGCCACCGTCTATGAGCAGCTTGCTGATCACCTGGCCACTCGAGTGCCTGAGCTGGGCTGGATTGATCTGGATCAGGGGCAGCTTGAGCAGGAAGATGAGAGCTACAGCCTGCCCTATAATTTGGGTATCTGCCTGATCAGCTTCTCTGAAGTTGATTGGCAGGATAGGGGGCAGGGCATTCAGCGGGGTGATGCCCTGATCACCTTCACCCTGGCCATTGAGGTGGCAGCCGATAGCTATCAGCACAGCACCCAACGGGCCGCGGCCCTGCTCAAGCTCGAGCTGCTTGGTAAGATTCACCAGGCCCTGAGCCATCATGGTGGGCTGCAGTTCGGGGCATTGGTTCGCTCGAGCTCACAGAAGGAAGCGGCTCAGCCAGGCCTGTGGATTTATTCACAGACTTACAAGAGCCAGCTCACTGATGCTGAGGGCTATGAGGGCACTGATCGGGTGGCCATTGATCTTGATACTCAGCCGCGGCCTCAGGCCTTCATTCTACAGTAACAAGCAGCCCCTGCAGCTACTGCAGGGGCTGCTTTGGGGCCATGCAATACAATTGTATTGATACCAGATAAAGTATAACAAAGTACATAATCAGGGTGAGCATGGCCCTAATACTATTTATAACTTTATCAATACTGATTTATAGTGAATTAAGGGCTCAGATCTCAAGTAGCTACAGCATCAAAAAGCCCCTGCAGTAGCTACTGCAGGGGCTTTGTAGCTCACTCACTGAGCTCACCACGTTCTCACTCCTGAGAGGCAGCGGGCCAAAGATAGTGAGGGGCTCAGGTAATTGCATTTAGCCGAGGCAGAAATCACCATTCAGGGCATAGAGCCAGGCCACTTGCTGCAGCTCAGGCAGCTCCTGCCAGGTGGGCATTGGCTTGCCTTGCCAGTTGAGCCCGCCAACGGCATAGCTGTAGCGGCCATAGGCATGCTCAGCCCTGAGCAGGTGCCGCTCAGTGGCATCATTGGGGCTGGCAGCTGAGCCAGGCACAGGGGCTGGCAGGGCAGGGGCCTCAGTGCGCTTCAGATACTCCCCAATGCTCTCAGATTCCTTCAATGGCTCAGTAGTTGCGGGCTGCTCTTTGCTGTAGATGAATAGCTCTCGAGCAGGACTATGATACAGCCAGATGGTATCACCTGGCTTGAGGCCTGCCCCCTGCAGGAAGATGGTTGATGCTCTCAGGCAATACTGCTCACCCTTGTGATTGAGCTGCAGATTGGTGAAGGCTGTGCCCTCATCTGAGGGCTCCTGATCTTCTATCAGGTAGGCTCGAGCATCAGGGTGAAGCTCAGGCGTGTTGAGTGAGGTAAGCATGCTTTTATTTTGTTATGAGGTGAGTAAGTGGCTGAGCTTCAGGCGCGGCCAAAAGATGCAACCTTGCATTTATTTTGTTTTGCAATACAACTAACTGAGGCTCAGATACTTTGTCTTATAATTTACCTTATGTTAAACACAAGTACCTGAGCCTCAGAATCTTGGCCTCAGTAGGAGCTGCAGCGGCCCCGCTCCTTTTCCGTTTTGAGCTGCGTTTGCAGGCTGAAGATGATGGCAAGGTGCTGCTCTTGAATAAACTCGAGAGAGCCCGCCTTGCTACGCCACTGCCAGGCGCGGTGCCACAGGATTGCAGCCAGGATGGTGAGCAGGATGGTGATGGTGATGAGTGAGGTGATCATGAGAGTGAGTGAGTGAGGGAGGGAGTGAGTGAGTGAGCAATAAAGAGCGGGCCTGAGCTCGAGTGCTCAGGCCCGCTCTTTATCAGGCGGCGGGGCGAAAAATCACCAACATTGAGGGGAAG